CTACCACTGGTAGTATTAATGGTAGTGTTTCCGGGAGTACCACTATTATCAGTGCTCACTGCCCCGAAATCTGTAAGACCAGTTACTGCGCCACTAGTAATAATATTACCAGGATTTGCTACAATTGAATTAATAGTTGCAGCCATATTAATTACTCATTGTTACATTAATAGTTCCAGCATTAGCTGTAACTCTAGCCCGAATATATTTCCAAGGGGCATTACAAACAAATCCATCACTACCACCCGCAGCAAGGGTAACAGTGCCTAATGTGGTAGCAATAGCATTCACACCATCATTAGATACATCAAATACAACAGTAGCAGCAGCAGTAGATACTACTTGAATAGCAGTGAGGGGAGCATCTTTATACATCCAGGAGCCAGTGGGCGTACCTGCTGTAAGATCCGGGAGTAAGTTACGAACATATCCACTCTTAACAAAAACATTTTCACTCATATTTACACCAAACCTTTATAAAAAATAGGGGAAGAATCCAGCGATTAGGCCATCATCTTCCCCTATGGAATACTACAAATTAATACGTCATGCCTTGTTGCGGAATGTAATAATCAATCCGCAGAATAACCGCACTAGTCAATGTTGCACTTGCCTTAGCATAATACAGAGTATCTGCCGAAGCCTGCACACCAAAGTTAGCACCAGCGGTATTACCAATATCCGCAAAACCCACAGTAACCGTTGGAACAGCATTGATAAGCTGAGTACCACCAAGAGTAGTACCTACGTTGATGGTTTGAGTTGCATTAGACACAGCAGTGTATGTCCAAGCACCACAAACAATTGCATACTTAGGTAGTACAAAAGCTGCAAATCCTACAGCATCTGCTGCGGTAGCTTCCACACGAACAATTTGAGTTTTAAGTTCAATATTCGGAGGAGTAGTTGAGGTTACGTTTTGATTCGGCCTGATAGCCATATATTCTCCTTAAAGAAGGGAAGGTATTTCTACCCTCCCCTATTCATTAAGCCCCAGGTGATCCGTAGATGGCGCGAGGATCCGACCAACCAAACGAGTAACGAGCCGTAGCTTTAAACTTAGCATTCTCAGTGTCGAAATCATTATCCATCTCGAACTGATCACCACGCCGTTCAAAGTACTTCAGACCATCCTGCACATTAGTGAGAATGAACCAAGCATCCGGATCGGTGAGATAGTGATTAATAATAACTTGATTAAATAGACCCATATCTTTAATAGCATTCGGATCATTCAAATCAGTACCAACTCGACCATCAGCACCCAAGATACGTTTAGCTTCAAACTGCAACGTATAAGGAATAACCAGTTTCTGAGGTTTGGCAGCGATCAACAGACCCCTATCATCACGGAAACCCGCAATGTCGATGACAGCTTGCTCAAGAGCAGCTTCACTAAGGTCACTATCCACAGCCAAACGATTCGAGAACGTACCACCAGCCACATTCAGGTGAGCCGTAGAGAGCAGGGATACACCGTCAGCACCGAGGTAAGAACCAGAGGTAGCATAGTTGTACACGTTAGCGGCAACAATTTCCTTGGTCTGACGCATCGAGCGAGCAAGAGCCTTCGCCTTTTTAGCACCAACCTTGGCATACTGATCATCTTCGTAAATTTCACGAGTGATGATGAAGCCTAGTGCATACACCACATGGTTGTAACGTGAGGTGAAACCTTGACGTTCCGTATCATAAGAGATCGGAGCACCTTCGTTTTTAACAGAAGCAAGACCGAAAGACGACAGACCAACATCCTCTTCATATGCTTTGTCCGAGGTGTTCTTCTCAAACAGTTTGTCCCATTCAACAGGATAGTCGTTGTACGATTTACCGTAGATGGAGTTGAGGCCAGGCCACAGAAGCTTCGCAAAGGAGCTTGAAGTAGTAATACCCATATCTTATATCTCCTTATACGCCAACAATGGCATTACCCTGAGCGTGGGTAGTGATTTGCACAAGCACTTTGTTATTAGCCAAAGGTGCTTCATTATCCGGACGCTTAACATAACCAACGACGTGCAACGGACGAGTAGCAGAAGCCGTCGGTGCCGTAGCAGAAACAAACATCGTGGAGTTACCAGTTACCAAAGAGTTACCAGCATAAATCAAAGTACCAACGTCAGCATTTAGACCAATATCTGCAAGAGCGTACGACGCAGTAGATTGGGCTTCAAAGATGAGGTCAGGACTATCAGCAACCAAGACAAACGACTTAGTGGCAGCCGGGGCATATTGCGGGGTATCAAGAGCAATGGAACCCGTGGTCATCTTACCATCAAGAGGATCCAGTTTCGCATTGACAATACCAACAACAGCGCCGAGAATAACACCAGAGGTGTAGTTAGCAGCAGTTTGAGCAGTAGAGAGTGAAGCAACCGTAACCAAACCAGAGGTGGAGGCATTAGTGGAACGAACCACCAAGTCACCAACAAAGATTGGAATAGTCTCACTCACGGACACTTCATAGATATTGGCTTGCCCATTATAGGGTGCGCCAGAGAAGTGCTTGACGGGTTTAAACCCGAAAACACGTGATACATTAGCCATATTTTATTTCCTTTAAGTTTTCCCGATTAGCAGTTTACCATAATCTGCACCGGAATCTTTTCTCATAGATTGTTCGAGTTCTGCTATCTTCTGCTCTTTGTATGCTTGGTCTTCATCGTAGTATTCTTGCTTTTGACGCATCAAGAATCCTTGAACACCACCACCTACAGAGACTTGGACAGGGGAGCCATCTTTCGATGCCTTACCCACACGACGATCTCCAATTGTAATTGTGCTGTCAGTGACAACTTCGTATCCCTGTTCCTCAAAGGTAGAGACACGATCACCTATATCATTAACGATACGATAGACATACCCAGGTTCTTTACCCTTGACGCCCAATACCGAACGATTGGCTAGTGGAGTCCTACTGACTCGTGTGGCTTTAGCTACCATTATTTTTCTCCTCGAACTTTTCGCAACTCTTCTATATATTCTTCTTTAGTCATAATCTTTTGGCGAATGAAAGTGTTCATCACTTTGTGCTCTTCATCAGTCATCTCAAACTTCTTAGAGGGACTGGAAGCGTTAGTGGATCCTTCTACTGCACCAGGCTTACTACGATTAGGATTAACAAACTTATCTTTAAACTTGGACTTAATTTCATCTGTCACGTATTTTAATACCTCAACTGGATCAAGATCTGGATTCTGCTTTGCATAAACTTCTCCAATCAAATCAGCATGTCGTTTCATTGCTGGTTCTTTAGCATACCATTGATTCTTATCTACCCATGCTGTAAATCGTGGATCTACAACAGGAGGCATAGACTCTTGATATACTTCTCTTGCTTTCTGTTCTGCCTTCAAATCCGTGAGTAGTTCTGTAGTCTCTAAATAAGCATCTGCATCCCCAGATTCTAGATTCTTTTTCTGGGCAGCTTTCAACTCAGCTAGGGCCTTCGAGTATTCTACTCCTTTCAATTTGGAGTGATGTTCTTGTAGCATCTTCAGGGCTTTCTTTGTATCTTTAAGATCTCGACTCATCGTGTCAATCTTACTATACAGTTCCCCACGTTCTACAAATTCTTTAGCATCTCTCCACTTGGATTCGTCTCCTGACCATTCTGATTTAGGACGCCATCCTTGTTCAATGGCTTGTTGTTCAATATCAGAATATTCAGAAGTTTCTTGTTCCTGATCTTCGTTCTCTTGCTCAGGAACTGCTTCTTCACCAATTGTTTTAATGATCTCTTTGTCCATTATACTTCCTCTTTTAAGATTACTAGAATGTCTTCATCATTGACTACCAAATAAATGGTATCATCAATATCTTTAATTTCTTTCCCACTATATCGAGCAATGACAACTTTGTCACCTATCTTAATAGTCGTCTCCCCACCCCCATAATCTGCGAAGGCTGTCTCTCCGATGGATACAACGGTGGCAGTTTCGATGGCCTTGCGTTCCTTTTGAAGTAGTTCTTTTGGAATCACAATGCCGGATGGTGTCGTCTCTTCCACTGCGTCTGGTTTTAGGAGGATGCGATGTAAAATTGGTTTTATAGACAATGGGAGTTCCTCTTGGAAATATTAAGCTTTGCTGGAATAACAGCAAAGTTAGACCAGACATGTAAACCAGAAACTAATTTACCCTTTAATGGGACAATGTGATCTACATGCCATTTACCACCACAAAGATCTTCCCGCAGTTTTGCTAGTTTTCTTGCCTCTGAAAAAACAAAACTAGTAAATTCTTTATCATAATAAGCACGCTTAGATCGAGTTCTATAGGCAGCATTGGCATTGTAGATATAATCTTTGTTCCGATCTCTCCAAGATTTATGGGCCTCTTTAAGTGCGTCTGAATGTAGTTCTCTGCGGGTTGCATTCCAACGTTTTACATCAGCTTTATATTTTTCTGGATCAGATTCTTTTGTAAGTTTCTTTTGTAGAAGCACCAAATCTCGATTAGCTATTCTCCACTTCCGTGCTGCTTGCCTTAATTGTTCTCTCCGTTTCTCTGAGATTGGAATAATCATCTTTACTGACCATCCAAATCTTCTACCGATGCTTCCAAGATGTCTCGTTGTCCTGCAATGAAACCTCGGAACCAACTATCTGAGATACTATCTAGACCAGCAGAACCGGCTAGGTTTTCTTTTGCCTCTTCAATCCGTTCTTGGACAGAGTAAAAGAATGCTTGAGTTACTGGATCTAACTTCCAATTAGAAAAATCACTATAGGAAATCACCGACATTTATTTCTTCTCCTTTGAGGGTTTTAGTTTTGCTTGTTGTTGTGCTATTTGCATCTTCTGCTGTGCTTGGGCTGCTGTAGTCATCATATTAACTTGAGCCTTTTGAGCACTTTGTTGTAGTGCTGCTGCGTGTGTTTCTTGTGCCAACTTAGCACTAAGGATAGCTTCAATTTGCTTTCCTTGTATTGCTACTTCTGCGAGTTGCCTCTTTTCCGCAATCTTTTGTTCGGAAGCTGCCTTCTCTAGTTGCAGTTTTGCTGCCCCTACTTGCATTGCCATTTGAGCCTTTTGAGTCTCAAGTTGCATTTTCGTTTTCATTTCCTCTTGTTTAGGATCAGGCGGAGGAGGAGAGGGTTGCTTCATGTACTTCTCAGGTTGCGGAATCTCGTGTGCTTCCATGTACAATTGAGTCACTGCCATTGGATCTAGCGTACCTAACTGTAAAATCTGCATTAATGCTGTTACTTTTGCCTGTTTCTCTTGACTAGATACAGCAGTAGGATCTGCACCAGGGATAATGTCATCCGCAGAGCCATTGTAATCCGACTGTTCTACCTTTACATCAATAACTGAGATGTACTCTTCAGGATTGAGGTACTTCTGGTTTAGTTTGTAGATCTTTCGGAACTCTTTTGTAAGAGAGCGATAGACTCGTTTATAAACCGCAGTGAATACCTTCATCCCTTGCTCAATGGTAGCCATTGTAGTGGTAGCAGGGGTATTTTGACCCGGCATCTTACCTACAAAGATCTCTGCCACTGATGCAAGTTCTTTTCCTGACTTCAAAAGAAGGTCAAGTAGTGAAAATAACACCTGACTGGGATCTCTTACCGGAAGAGCGAACACCTGCTTCTTAATATCATCTCCAGTAGCATTAACTACCTTCCATTCACCAGGTTGGAAACGGGATTCTCCCATTTTCATCCTTAAACCCTTACCGATAAACCCAGTTTGTAAGTTACTGAGGGATCCAGCATCAACCAACTGATTAATAATAGTATTAGCACTATCATTAATAGGGCCAAGTAGTCTACCAAATCCGATATCGTAGAAACCCCCATCCGGATTAGGAATGAAGCTATACTTTGTGTAATATTGTTCCGCTTCAATTGATACTACCTTCTCATCCTCATCCAAATAAACAGAGTCAGCAATAAATCGAGGAACAATTCGTAATACTTCCCTACTATTCTCATCTACAGTAACAATATAAGGTTCTGTATAACCGTCACCATCCAAATCTAGATAAGTATGTTGCTCCAAGATGGTGTAAGGTGTTGTATCATCCTCAGTAGTTTCCTTTTGAACGGAATCTTTAGTTACACTAGGCTTAAAAGAGGAGGAAGCAGTAGGATCCCCCAACTTACAGTCCAAAAATATCTCACGATTAATACGTTCTTTTACTTGACGCTTCGTTAGAAACAAAACTTCTGTTATTCTTTCTGCTTCTTCTAATGATCTTGTGTTGTAATTAACAACAAGATACTTAGGAAGAACCAATTTAGAGCAATTAACCTGCCTTGCTGAGTCCCAATAAGTCTTCTTGAAACAAGTTCCTACAATAGGAAGAGTAAGTAGCAGTCTATCCATATCCTCTTCCCAATCTTGCATTTGATTGAGTACCTGATAGGACATATGATCAGAGATTCTCTCTGCTCTATTGGACTTTTCCCCTGTTTCATCAAAACCAACGACTTGGCATTTAACTACTTTGCCATTAGAGGGTACTAAAGTGGGATAAGAACGGGCAGCGAACTGCATTGCGGCAGTTGCCAACAGTGGAAATTTGATGTTAGCAGCGCCCGGCCAAGGATAGGTCTTTGGCTCACTAATTTGTAGAGCAAGTTGTGTCCATTTTTCAAGATCTTTCTCCCAAGGCTCTCGCGTAGTGAGATCATTTAAATAGCCCTCTACAGCTTGATTACCAATTGTAATTAGGTCATCTTCTGAAAGTTTAGTGGCAACATTAGGAAGATCAATGATATCCTCAAGTTTGAGGGGATCTTTATATTCTTGATCTGTTCCCTCAAACCCTTCATCAGTAGCCAGTCGTTTCTGATCTGCCTTGCTCATTTAAGCCACTTTCTTTTTGTTCTTGTTCATACTCTTCATCTTCAATTTCTTCCTTGGTTGGGGCATCAACTAGCCGATCTATCATTAAACCTAAGTAAGCAATTCCATCTACTTGGTCATCATGTTTATCTCGTGGAAAGCGCATCAGTTCATCTTCCAATGTTTGATACCAGTCCGCAGATTTATCAAACTTAACTGCTCCTGCACGCATCCGAGCTTGTATAGATCTAGCTCTTGTTTGTTTGTCTGCCCTGTGTGGCTTCAGAGGAATGATATTAATGAACACATTCTGTTCTATCATCACTCTGTTTAAGAAAGGGCCAATTGCTTTTGTAATTTGTGTGTCTTCTATCCCGAAGGCTAGAGGATCATACACCCGTTGTAGAGCAAGCATTGTATCTACAATCTGAAGACCATCCATTCGATCTCGAATAACATTCTTGATGTGAAGGATACCATCTTCATCCATTCCTCCTACTACGAGTACTGTGTAGTCTGCCCTCTCTTTTTCTGAAATAGCAAAGTCACCAGCAATGTAATAGTTTAGTTTCTTCTTCTTATCTTCTTCTCGAATAGACGAAAAGTCAGCTTTCTTGAAGAAGGTATTTGACTCATCAATTGGGATATTAAGATATTCTTGAGAATAGACATCCGCCAATCCTCTATCTATGTAGTCCTGACGAATCTGTTTAAACTCTTCTGCTGTCCTGCGTTCCGGCCACAAAATCTCAGAGTATGTGGAGTTGTGTGCCTTGTACTTAACTGCTTTCCATTGACTAGAAGAACGAGTAGAGTAGGTCTTGAGTTCCTCATGAACCGTCATCTTATCATTCTCTTTAGGCATTAAGCCTTCTAAGAAGGAGTCCATATGGAGAACAGTTCCTACGATTCGGAAGATACCATTCTGGGAACGACAAGGGAGGAGAGCACCATAGACCCATCGCTTAAACTTCTCACGGCGTTCTTTGTTCATCACGGCCTCATCCGATTCTATGTCGTCGCATACAATGAGATCTGGTCTAGCTCCGTTCCAGAGCATACCCCGTAACTTCTGTTCACTACCTTTAGCAATGATTCTAAACTTAACACCATCTACGAACTCTACAATAATATCTGTTTCCGAATCCTTGATAAATTTAACTTCGTTATTGTCATTCTTTTTAATCCCGAATAATTCTATAATATCTTGGTTATCTGTTAATTCTTGTTTAATCTGTCCTAAGAACATAGCAGCCTGAGCTTCTGTATCCGATACTAGAAGAACAAAGCGGCGTTCTCGAAACAGAACACAAGCAAGCACATAACTAAGAGAAATCGAAGTGCTTTTTGCATGGCCTCTGGGCGCTCCGATTGCTACAAATCTATTAGTGGACGCACACATTTCCCACATCTCTTCATGAAACGCTGGTATTTGGGAAGCATCATCAAATCTCTTTATTAGACAAGATCCCACAAATCCCTTAATAGTATTAGCAGTAAGTTTGACTTGTGGGGTTTTTGCCATTATTTTTTCTTCTCTCTCTTTGAGGTTTCAGATCGCATAGATCCATCAGCTTTTCTTGCAAACGATCTATTCTGACCTGGGTTTTGAATGAACAAATTCGCGAGGCCATTCTTACCTCCACGACTCACAGCTTTCTTATGACCCACATCACCTTTAATGGCAGTGGGTTTCTTACCAACTTTTTTAGCCACTTCTGCCCTCGCTGCATTTCTAGCCGCCCTGTCCTTCAATCTCTGTCCTTTTTTATGCCGATGATCCCAAGCTTTTTCAGCCTGATAATCTCTCTTGCCATTTTTCATGTACGGAATGATAGTTCCCCTTTTGTAGATTATCCTTTGGCGGGAGAATTTGTAGATTATCCCAGACATGTAAACCAGAAACATTTTTACCACGCAGAGGAATAATATGATCCACATGATAACCAAAATACTGAGCCTCTAGGTAAACATTTTGGATGTCGTCTATGTTTGCCCATCCTGGTGTAGCGTGTTTTATAACATCCCGTCGTCTTGAATTATTAGCAAGAAATTTATATTTATTTTCTAAATAATATATTTTATCCCGTTCTTTATATCTCTCAAGATTTTCTTCTCGGTGTTGTTTCATATAGGCATTACGAGATTGTTTATAAGACTCTTTTGATTTATTTACATAATCCTTACATTTACTAGAACAATATTTATAGCGAGGGTGATTTTGTTTTGGAATAAAAACTATTCCGCAACAACTACAAATTTTGTTAGTAGTAAAAGGCATTATACTCTATCCTATCTGAGTTGAGTAAGTGTGGTTTCATTTGTACAATTTATATAAAAGTTACCCAAATCATCACAATGTGCTACAGAACTAGAGACAATTCCATGTGACCAAGTATCAAATAAATTTCCAGCAGCACTAACAACAGATCGCCCTCCTACCCAAAGACCAAAACTTTTATTTAATAGTGTTGGTTGTTTAAGTACGTTTCCGAATACCACAGCATTTTGTGCTAAATCTGTAACAGATATTCCAACTGTTTCTCCTAGACCCGTACCAGCAACGTTTTGAACTAAGTTATATAAAATCTTTGGAGTTCCTTGTGTTGTCATTCCAGACACTTCAATTCCCATACAATAAGCATGAGGAGTCCAAGTGGCACCAAAAATATTTCGTACTTTATTGCCTTGAATGATTGCCTCATCCCCTGTAATACGAATTCCACGAAAGAGGGCATCAAGGATAGAGACATCTTTTATTAACGGACTATAACTATTTTCTGCTCTTATACCAAAAGCAAATCCTCTAATACTCCCTCCCTCTCCTAGAATACTTAATGCTGCTGATCCGTTAGCAACTACACCACAATTTGTATTTCCTGTGTTTCCCGAACCTGTTATTCGAGATCTTAAATGGAGTGTAACGTAATGAATTCCAGGATTAATAATAATACAATCCAGAGACGGATTTAATTGAGTTAAATCTCTATCAATTATATAATCTCCGGGAGAATCAATAATTGCTTGGGATGTTCCTAGATATGTAATACCCATTATGGAATCTCTGCTTGTAGATTAATAGTTGATGCAAAAGATCCGGCTGCTGTGGCATTTGCCCTGCGACGTTCATAAACTGTTCTTGTACCATATATACCGATAGTTCCCACAGCAGCAGGAAAACTTGTTGCCAAGGTATTAATAGAAGAGGACGTATTAGGGGTAGCTCTCATTTCAATTAGTCCGTAAGCAACAGCAGAATAATCTTGAGAAGTCGTTACAGGTTGTTCTAAATATGTATATACTGTTTGATAATATGCTTGACATAATTCATATTCAGACTCATACAAACGATTCTCAAAGTTTGTTGCAATACTTCCAGATTCTAATTGCACTCTCCCTACAGTGAATGTTCCGGAGGTTTGAGCACCAACTGTAAATAAAATTTCAATCCCTGTGACCGCAGCAGAGGGTACTGTGAAAGTAGTGTTGTATCTAGTTACAGTGGAATTAACAGTAAAGTTACCAGTGGCAATTTGAGTCTTAGTAGGCGTGCCTATAGTACCAAAAGCATCCGTAGTTGTTGCATAACTCACTGTCCATGTAACAGTAGTTAACAAACTATTTGCTAGATCGACAGATAAAGTAGCAGAACCTCCTGCTAAATCGTAACTATTTTTTGCAGCAATACGTTGTCCCAAACCTATTGCAGTAACAGAGGCTGCCCCCGTAATTTGTAATCTCTTAGATGTAGCATCGGCACCATTAACTTGTGCTAAACTTGTATTTGCTCCAGTACAATAAGAGAAAAATCTATCCCCTGCGCCATAACCTGTTGTAGCTGTTGGGACAGTAGTACCGGCAGTAATAGTACCGGAGGTAGTTCTCTGAGATACTAGCATAGCCCCATTAATTATACGATTTTTTCCAGTAAACGGGGTAAGGGCAGTAGTAATAAAAGCCGTAGTTGCGATAGAAGTATCGTTATCCCCTACCGTAGGAGTGGGAGCAGTGGGGTTACCAGTGAAGGTGGGGGAAACTAAATTAGCTTTTTCTGTATCTAATTCATTAATGGCAGCTTGCACAGTAACTGCTGAAATTCCTCCTGCGGGAGTATTAGCAATGTTAGTTCCTGGAGTACCCGCTTCCAATTTATCTGTATTCAGATTATTGAAATTGGCATCCATCTCAGTGTAAGTTAGTGCCGTACCTTTTACTGCTCTCGTTACAATAGTTGACATTTATAAAACTTCCAAAATATATTGTTGTCCCAAGTGGGGATTAGGTGCATAGATATAACCATCATCCACATAACGAAGTGTATTAGGAACAGTAGTAAAAACCAAAGTGGGAATTGGACGGCTTTCTGGAACTGTAATTTTGTCCTGACGAGTACGTACAAAATCCTGTGGATGTCTCATCTCAAAGTCAGCAGGACAGACAATGAAGCCATCCCACCGTTTCCTTGCAATACCAGACTTAATCTTTCTCGAACACACATCACAGATTATATTGTGTTGTCCAGAGATGTATGTATTTCGAGACATAGATTATCCTAAGTTCTTTAGTTTGTACAAAACCTTCATATAGACATGTTGAAGTTCTTGGAGGATATTGTCCAGAGCAGCAATATCATTAGTAATTTCTACACTGTTGTTATTAATCCAAGTAAGTTCATCAGACAGATGTTTGATGATGTCTTTTGGACATTTACCTCCATCCAATTCCTCTAGTTCAATTAAACCATAGAGTCCTTGGTAGGACTCCACCAAGCTATCAATAGCGTCTACAACGTCGTTATAGAACTCATCTAGCGCCATATGTACAGCGTAGGAATGAGTGTGCCAATGAGAGAGATGAGTAAGTCCCCGTGTGAGGAAAACTTTATTGACTAGTTGTTCTATCATCTATTTGCACTTCTTCGTTGTTTTCTTCGATTTGCACTTCTTCATCATTAACCTCGTCGTAGTCACCGTCAATATACTCATCAATTATCTTTTCAGGTGCAACCTTCTCTCCAGCAAACTTAGCAAATTGTTCTGCTAGTTGTAAGAGTCTTTCAGATTGATTCAAATCTGAAGTCTTAATGGAAGTGGGTTGCTTACGAATGAGTTGTCGTTTGTCAAACAAACCGGAAGCAACTCTTTCCAAATCCCTAACCTTCAGTGGTATCTTTACAATTTTCCCTGTCTTCTGGTCATACTGATAATCTCCTTGTTCAATACGATCTACAATGAGATCAAGAGCCTTATCAATAACCTTCGACATTTTATTGTCTGTTCTTTGTCCTTCTCCCGATTGAATATCTTCAATCGTTTCTTTCCACCAATCACTATAATACTTCCATTTCTTACAAGTGATGTAAGGAACATTGCAAAGACGACTAGCCTCGGACAGATTTCCCAAAGCCAAATAGGTGGTTAGTACCTCTAGTTGTTTCTTTTTTGTCCAATGCCCCAACTCGTGAGGTTTAGTCTTCTTATTTTTTACATAGACGAGCCTTCCCGTATCATCCTCCAGTTCTTTTGACAAAGTCTTTATACGTAATTCAATGTACCCTATATTATACAGGAAAATTAACGTCTTGTCAAGCTTTATTTTCACTTTTTGCAAAATAATTTAAAAATAAATTTATTTTCGTGTTTTTGAAGAAAACACTTGACATTTGCTTTTCCTTCCTGTATAATACGCGTGTTCTTTGGAGGAGTGTATATTGTGTGCTCTCCTCCCCCAATTTTCTTTTTGTTTTTTTCTTTTTTCCTGCGAGGGGACACCCTCTCTCTTTTATATTAGGGATGACAGGTAAGCTCAACTACAGACAATGCTGTGGGGGGTAAGGGGGGTTTGCTCTTAGTTTTAGTTTTCTTTAGAATAATATACCGTATAATATATAGTAAAGCATATTAATAATAATATATAATATAATAGTACTATAAAAGCTTGTCAGTAATCCCTCATACTTCAGTCAGTGAGGGGTCACGTAGTTACCCCGAACCTATTAATGTACTATTTATGGAGACTCCCGTAAGGAGTCTCCTTTTTATTTGTCTTTCTTATCCCCCCTATATTACAAAAATATATAAAAATATAGGATGACATGGCATCACTTAATTAACACTTACAAAGTTTCCCCCCACCCCCCTTCATAAACCACATACCCCACATACTATCAACCAATAGTGTTGTTTTTATACCACACATTACTCCATAATAGCCTACCTATATAAGGAAATACTTATGCTTTGGCATCATGTAAGTTGTTGTTACTTATGTCTATGCATCATCAAGTGTATCCACTAGGCTACACAAGGTTACACAATGTCACACAACCTATCCTTTCTAAGAGGTAATATCATGTACACTTATGAGTTCGACTATTACGATGGCTACCTCATCCTTGATACCGATGGTGAGTACGTCATCACTGTCCAATCAGAGCACGAAGCAGAAACACTCCTCTCTCACCTCAACCAGGCTCACGACATCTGTGAATTCTTACTCCTCAACCATGAAGAGGCTAACAAACCTTAAACTCAAACACCATCCATCCC